ATGTGATAAGACATAAATCTAAGAATGGACTAGAAGATTTGCATAAGGCAAAATGGTACTTAGAAAGGTTAATTAAGAAATATGGACATTAATAGATTAAGAGAAAGTATTATCGCCCATGAAGGCATCCGCTACAAAGCCTATGCCGACCCTATTCTTGGTGAAACAGCTATGACAACAGGAGTAGGACATTTAATAAGATTACCTCAAGAAGAAGAACTGCTTGAGAAAGAGTTAACTATGGATGAAGTGATGGAAATATTAGATGGGGATATTGAAGTAGCTTTAAAAGATGCAAGAAGATTTATTGATGAAGATAGTATTCCAGAAGAAGCATTTGAGATTGTAGTTGAGATGAGTTTTCAATTAGGCTATCCAAGATTATCTGGTTTTAGAAATTTTCAATCTGCACTAAAAGAAAAAGATTTTGTAAAAGCATCAGCAGAGATGTTAGATAGTAAGTGGGCTAGACAAGTTCCTGCACGAGCTAAGAACTTAGCTGACAAGATGGGTGAAGTATAATGTGGGGAATGATTTTAAAACCACTAATGGGTGTTGCTATTGATGGTGTCAAAGGTTTTGTTGAAACTAAGAAACTAAAGAAAGAACAAAAACTAGCACAGATAAAAGCAGAAACTTCTATTATTGAAAAACAAATTAAAGGGGAAATGGATTGGGATATAGAAGGTATCAAAAACACCAAAGGTAGTTGGAAAGATGAATACTTAACTATTTTATTTTCTATTCCATTATTATTATGCTTCTTACCTTTTACAGTTGATTATGTAGAAAGAGGATTTGAAGCATTAAGCAAAACTCCAGATTGGTATAAATATACTTTAGGGGTGATTGTATCAGCAAGTTTTGGTATAAAAGGTGCTACCAAATTTTTTGGTAAGAAGTAAGGAGTAAGTAATGAAAAAACTTATTTGGAAACCTATCGAAGCTATCCTTGATTGGGCTGACCCTTATTGGAGTTGGTCAAATCTATGGAAGTTAATTATTGTGTTAGTGATTGTCTATTTCGGACATAACTTAATGCACTAATGATTACCACCACCTCAACCCTAGCAGTTTTAATTAAACCTAGAATAATCGGTAGTAAAGGTAGAACATTTAGAAAATTAACTTTCGGCAAAATCCCCATCAAGAAACCTAAGTTAAGAATAGGCAAAATAAAAAAGGCGAGATAATGAAAACCTCGCCTTTAAATATACACACAAACTTTCCTTTCTGTTTGTGGTTCTAATATAATGAAAAAAGAAACTCATACAATACTGTATCTTGAGTTTTACGACCATTCCTCCTCAACTAATGAATGGCAATCCTATAAAGAAATCCTTACTGACTTAAACCCATCTAATAACATTATGAAGGTTATAGGCAAACTCATATCTGAGAATGATGTAGCTTATTCTCTTACAACCATGTGGGGTGATGAATGTGCAGGTTCTGGACATTCTATTATTAAGTCCACTATTGAAAGAGAACTAAGGTGGGAAGTACCTATATTATCCCCTAAAAAGCGGTTTTAAGCCCTCTACAGGGGGTATTTAGTATTTTTGTGAGGTTAGATTGGGCTACCTCGTAAAAGATAGCCCAAACAGGAGGAATAGTGTTAAAAGAAAATGTTTATGCTAAAAACACTAGCTAAAATCTAGCAATTTATAGAGATAATTCAATTCCCAAATAATTATAAAAAAAGTTATAAAAAAGTATTAGGTAAAATTATAAAAATAATATATAAAATAGACATGAACTTGAAAATTGGACAACATCTAAGACTTAAAGGCAAATATACTCATAATAAAGTTTTTGAGATTATTGGATTTACTCCAAAAAGGATTCATGTTTACAACATTGATTTAGGTACTGAATATACTTGGTATATTAAAGAAAATCAGATTGTAAAAATACTTAAATAATTATGAACAAACAGGAGGTTCAAATGATTAACAAATCACAAATATTAAAAAGTCATTTTTCAATTGTATATAAAAAGGTGTTTGGATTTTTTCCAGATATGCATCTTCAATGGAGTGATGAAAGAATTATTAAAAGTACAAATAAAATGCTTGGTCTTTTATCATCTACAGAAGAAAATAAATTATTAGGGAGGTACAAATAATGATTAAAGAAACTTTTGACTTAACTAACCACACTGATGGTTTTAAATACGAAGAACAAGTAAACAAATTTATTGATGATTACTTTCAAATTTTTTCTATTAAAGAAGATGGAAAGATAGTTGGATATCAAGCTATTGATAATAGTGCTGAACATCCATCACCCAAACACTTCAATACTCTTAATCAATTAAAATGTTTTATTTATGATGAGTTTGAAATGGGTGAAGGTTTAGAACGTAATTCAATTTTATATTAGGAGGTACAAAATGTTTAACGATTTACTAACTATCATAGTCCACTTAGGTATGGTGGCATTTACATTATATTTTATTAAGGAGTTGTTTGATGAAAAATAATATATCGTTCCGTTCTGGTTTGGAGCAGTTAGTTGCTCAACAGCTTAATGAATTAGGTGTTAATTATACATATGAAGAATTAAAAATTCATTATACAAAACCCATTGAACACTCCACCTACACACCTGACTTTGTATTGCCCAATGGCATCATCATTGAAACCAAAGGGCAGTTCGTTACCTCAGACCGAAAGAAACACAAAATTATTAAAGAACAATTTGGTGATAAATACGATATACGATTTGTTTTTGGTAATTGTAATCAAACAATAGGTAAAAAATCTAATACGACTTATGCTGATTGGTGTAATCGTTTTGGTTTTAAATATGCCGAAGAAAGAATTCCACCAGAATGGATAAGGGAAAGGAGGTAGTATGAGTATAGAAAACATAATTAATTTTGATTTTCCTAAAAAGAATAATTCTAAGATTTTAAAAATTATTCAAATCTATGAGGAAGATAAGAATTGGTTTTATGATTTATTTGGCGAGTATCACATCAATACGCCAGATAAGTTTAAACAACTGCGTAATGCATTTGATAAATTACTAAAAGAACATAAAGGAAAATAAGATGGAAAAAGAAGATGTTTGTGAAGTATGTAGTGGAAATGATTATATTTATTTTGAGGATTCTGTTGAATCCTGTCCATTATGCACAGCACTAGGAAAACTATACGAACCACAGGAGGTAGAAAATGAAACCAGAACTAAAACCCTTTATTCACATAATAGCTAATTTGTATTTAAAATATGGCTATAAAGAATATCCCTTATGTAAATATAAACAGGAGGTAGTAGATGTTAAGATTATTAGTGATTATGTTAATAACTACATCATGCACTTACACTCCAATCCATGACAGTAAGGGCAATAGAGGTAGCGAGGTAGCAATGGATTTTAGTGATGACTTGCAAACTTGCCGAGCCATTGCAGATGAAAATACTTCTGACGCATTGGAAGCAACTAAGGTTGTCTATAACTGGTATGTGCGACCCTCACTATTGTTTTTTCCAGACAAGTGGGAATACGACTATAAACGAATGGTAAATACTTGCATGACAAATAGAGGTCATAGTATATTATCGAAAGACTAAGACAGGAGGTCTTAATGACAAAACTACTAGAGGCGTTAGAGAACGCTAAACAAAACTTCAAAAATTTAGAGAAAAGTGGAAAGAATAATTTCTTTAAAACACAAAATGGTGTTCACACTTATTCTACACTAGAAGATATTTTTAAATCTTGTAAAGACGCACTTTATGAGAATAAATTATCTCTACACTATACTCTTAGCTTTGAAGATAACATTCAGTATCTAATAACAACACTAACTCATATCGATACGAATGAATCAATACATTCTAAATCAGCAATCGGAACAGTACAAAGTACACCCCAACAGATTGGAAGTGGTATAACTTATTTTAGAAGATATCACATTCAAGCTATGCTGAACCTAGAAGCAGATTTTGATGATGATGGTAATATTGCATCAAATGTTAAAGAACCAAAACAACAACCAATCAAACAAACAACCAAAGGAGGTTTATAATGGCAAGTTGGTTAAACTTATTTAGAAACGACAGAAAACAAGATGGTGACAGTCAACCACTATACAAGAACGCTAAAGTAGTTTTTGAAAGTGATGTTACCTTAACAGCAGGTATTCCATACGAAGTAGCTTTATGGAAAAAAGACCAAACGAATAATGGTAAACCTACTGACATGGTTTCAATAAAAATTGAACCTAACACATTCTTAATTAACGAAGGCGAAATTAAGGTAGAAGAAACTGACAAACCGCCATTCTAAAATTATTAAGGATAAGAAATATATGCAGTGGGTGTGTGAAAACCACCCCTGCTATATTTGTAATTTAGAAGGCAGATTAACGTATGGTGTTCAGTTCCATCATCTTCAAGGTAAATATAGAATTGGTGCTATGATAAGAAATGATGCAGTAGGAATACCGCTTTGTTTTATGTGCCATAGCATCTTTCATAAAAGAGGTGAAAGACTATACTGGGAAGAAATTGGAGTTGACCCAATACATTACGCAAACGAACTATATGAGGAGTAGAAAGAAAGAAATGCAAAAACTATTAAAGGAAATATTATCTGAAAAAAAATCAGTCAATGTAATTATCAATGCCTTAAAGTGGTATGAAAATTTACAAAGATACGAAGCTAAATTTAACAGGGATAGTGTTCAATGGAATAATATTAATGTTGATGAAGCTAATCAATTAGCTGATGAAATAGAAAGAAATTGTAATCACATAGAGTATATTCACGAAGAATTTTTAGAATATAGTCAAAGTTTGGAGGATAAAGTTGAACATTAAAAACTTTGAAAAATGGGATTTACTCCCAATGAGTCCATCCAAACTTCGAGGATTCACTACGTACACAGGACAGTTTATTGTTGAGAAGATATACAAAAGATTAGGCACTTCATCACCACCTGCTTTAGCAGGTAATACAGTTGAACCCATGTTAATGGATTATGTAGAAGGCAAAGAAGTGGATTTTGATAAGTATTTAAATAACTTTAAAATAGATACTTTAGATTATCCCTTTAGAGATGATGTTGATAAATATTTAAAATTAATTCCTAAGTTTTTTGAACAAGCAAAAGCATTTAAAGAAATAGTTGCTGACAAAGAACTACACTCTTATCAAGAAGAACTATTTACTGAGGTGCTAGGAATACCATTTAGAGGGTTTAGTGATTTTGTTTACAAAAAAGATAACAAACTTTTTATGTATGACTTAAAGACTAAAGGCAGGATGTCTATCAACCATTATGATAAACTTCAGCAGTATTTCTATATGAAATCACTTAAACAAACTTATAATTTAGATGTTGAATGTTATTTATTTATTGTAACCCCAAGTAAATCACATCTTGAACCTATAGAATTTACAGAGGAGTTTGAGATTGAAATTAACAATGGATTAAAAAGCATGAATAGGGTTTTAGAGTTATGCAATGAACCAAAAGACTTTGCATATCTTTATACTCCTAACCTTGATGATTTCATTTGGCGTAGTCCGCATTTAAAGGAAGCTCGTCGAGATATTTGGGGAATTTAAATGTATAAGCAAAATAATAATTTTGAATACGACTTAAAGTTCGGTCAAATGAAAGAAAAAGAATTAGCTGATATTTTAGAGAATCAAAAAATAGAAGTTAAGACTGATTGTAAATGGAAGAAAACAGGTAATGTTGCTGTTGAATACAAATCAAGAGGCAAACCATCTGGTATTTCTACAACTAAAGCTGAGTATTGGGCATTTATTTTAGATGCTAATGGTTATGCTGAAGGAATATTAATTGTTCCCATAGCCAAACTATTAATTATAGCTAAATATCACTATCAACTAGGACATATTACAAATGGTGGTGAAAACTCAGATATGGTTTTAGTTCCTATTACTGACTTAGTAAAATAATGGGTAAATCCAGAGGACATATTCCTCATAGCCAAAAAGAACTGATTAGATGTATAGACTGTTGGCGTAAATACACTAAATTCATGTCTATCAAAATTTCACAGTTCAAAAATGAGTACAAATGTATTAGATGTTATAACGGAGGTAATTATGACAAAGAAAATGATATTCGTGCAATACTGTCCAAACGACATGTGGACAGGTTGTTCTACACTTACAGGTAAAGCAGAACTAGCCTATCGCAGAATATGCGATTTAATTTATGTTCAAGATAATAAGCTATTTGATGATGAAGTAACTTGGGAACAGGTAACACGACCCTTTTATGAAGATATAGCTAAAATCAAAGCTGAACTCATCAATAAAGACAAAATCTATATTGATGAAGGCAAAATCCGTAACAAGAGATGTGACTTAGAGATTGAAAAAGCTAAGGATAAACATCAAAAGGCGGTTAAATCAGCAGAAGCAAGGTGGGGTGATGCAAACGCAATGCGAACGCATAGCGAAGGCATATCCGAACGCAATGCTAACACACTAACACACAAACACACTAACACACTAACCAATAATCATAAATCAAATATATATACGCAGGAATTTGATACTTTCTGGCGAAAGTATGTTTTAGATTATAAAGATACTAGGTCAGTAAAGTGGGATAGTTTTCAACAATGGAAGAAATTGACAGACGAGCAGAAATTGTCAGTAGGCGACAGCTATGTCACCTATAGACGACAAAAAGGCGACTATTACAAGGCACTAGAAAGGTTCTTGAGGAAAAAGATATATCTTGAAGTGACACCTGTTAAAGAAAAAACAGAGGAGGAAATGAAAGATTGGAAATTTAAATCGGACATTGATATGCGTAAAAAAGGTATTAAACCCCTGTCTTGGTCAGTTAGTTATATTGCAGAATTAGATAAAGCTATTGCTGACGGCTCATAAAATGGATTTTAGCCCATTCTCTATCTTGTTCTCTGAACTCTACTTCTACAAACTTGTCAATCCCTTTAGGACTATTATCAAACTTGAACAGGTTAAGAAAAAAACTGATAGATTTGTTAGTAATATGGTAAACATTCATTGTTGCAATCTACTCACTAACAACTAAATTTGAATTATCAATATGAGAAAACAGTTATGTCACAACCGCAAAGTTATATTATTGTAGAGAATGATGACGGAAGTTTTACTGCGTATGTTAATTTTGGTAATTACATATCCAAAGAAGAAGCAGAACACAGTCTTGATTTAGCTATGA